TATCCCAAGCTGCTTCTTCACTTGCAAATCTGTTTTCGATATCGATATGAGCGATGCAGCCTCCGCCGCACTTCTTGTCAAATAACGAGCCGAGTCTGCATTTTTCTTGGATTGTGCATTTTTCCATCAGTGGTATCCACTGGTTCGAATAGATAAAGTATTTATTCTGTTCAAATAAGAGGTTGTCCGCCTGACAGATAACGCCAGCACAATTCTCGGCAGGTATCATTTCTAAGTTAAAAGTGAAGTCACACTCAAAGTTGTCTTTAACGTCATTGATTACATCAAGAATCTCTGTTGCGAATTCAACAGCTTCGTCTGAGTAGCTCTTACATCCGAACTCGTCTGTGTTAATAAGCCCAAACATATCCATCACTTCGTACATTCCGATGCCACCGATTGTACAAAACTGCTTATCTAACTCAACCGCGCCATCCTGATAATTTGGGAGCAGTCCTTTCTCGATATTGCGCTTGAGGATATGCCGCATTGACGCAAGTGCCTTGCAATCCAGCAAAGTTCTTTTACGTAAAATATCAAGATACTTTTTCTTATTTAATCCGCTTTCGTAAGCGACTCTGACGAGGTTGATTGTGCTGACCCTGCATGATCCAACAGACAGTGCAGTGCCGCCAATTGAGTTGATGAATGCATCGAGTTTTTTAGTGTCGCTAAGTAAACGGCAACAGTTACTTAACACTCCAACGTTATCGCTGACAAAGAAGTTTGAGTCAGACCACTTCATATTATGTGCCGAGCACCAGCGTGCAAAGTCTTCATCAACAAATTTTTTATTTTGATACAGAAGGGAATATGTTAATACTGGGTAAGTAAACATATTGACGTCTCTGATTTCACTCACGACTTCCATAAAGATCTTCTGGCATTCTATTAGATCTTCAATATGGTCTATAGCAAACGTGCCATCTGGGAACTCCATACCACCAAACAATGATTCTAGGTACGGCCTGTCAAAGATGGAGATATTTGTAAAGGCGGATTGATCGATCCTCAGGAAAGGTTGATTAAGTCGATATACTAGTTTTTGAAATTGTTGCCGAAGGTAATAATCCGGACTCTTCATGTAGTAGCCATCTTCTACGTCTTTTTTCCAGAAGTACCATGCCCAGATTAATATATTTGGCATGCCTACTGCCGTAGGCCTCCCATATTTCTATGGGGACTGACTATATTTTGCCGCGATCTAAAATCGCGGTGCCCTTCTTTCCACCGATGTATCAATAATCGGTGTACTCCCCTTAACGGGGATAGTCGATACAGGGTCAAACTGCTTTGTTGTGTTTTCGAAGTGGATATTGATATCCATCTCGTCTATAACGTTTTGCTTTACCATTGTTAATGATATATACTGTCTGAAGATCTATCCCGTAGCACTTGGCAATCTGGCTACACGACATCTCTGTATTCAGCAAAAGATCGGTGATTTCTGTTACTTGCGCGTAAGTACAAGCTGGTTTGCCACTATTTTTATATTTGCGAATTGGGTATTTCACATTGTTCAGCGGATGACAATCACCAGAATTGATTTTCTGTACAGCAGATATGGAGATTCCATATTGTTTGCTTATATCCTCATATTGACGATATGTGTATTTAAGGATCTCTATAATCTCCAGAATCTGTTCGTCGCTCAGCTTGCCATTTAATCTCGGTTCCTGACGTATCGGATAAGTTTCTCCGACTGATTCATAATGTAACCCTTGGTTAATTCGTGAAACAGTTCTCTTTGAGGTGTGGTGTTCAAGGGCTATTTGCGACAGGCTTTTATTCGTACTGCGCAAATCATCTTTTATCCAATTTACTTCATCCAGACTGGAGAATGTAGACCTTGGGTGTTCGATTGAGCGATGTATTGGAGGCTCTTCGCCGCCAGCTTGGATATTATAACCATTCGGTTGGATGGAGTTATAAAAGCCAATCCAATATTTTTCCCGTTCGTTATAATCTTCGGTCTGGTATTCAAGGATCTCAAACCAGAAATTGTTAGCTCCATATTTTTGTATCGCTTTGCTGATCAAAGAACTCCCATTGTTAGAACTTTTCTTGCAGTGTCCTATGAATCTTTCTGCCGCATTTACAGATTGCCCGATATAAACTTTGCTATTGATACGATTTTTTATTATGTATATATCTTTTTTCACAACATGCTTTTTGATTCCCACGGTATTAGCTTGCATTTCCATGTTTAGCTTTCACCGTTAGCATGCGTTATGCGCAGACCCCGCTGATGAGGCGGCAAAGGGGCAAACGGGCACAGCATTTTCTACCCGATTGTCTGTTACTGAGGAACGAAACAAACTCAATTACATCGTCAAAGTACGTTGTTAAATGTTTCGGTCCCTCATTGTTATACGCCTTCTTTTCTCCTTCGTTCAGGAAGAATAATCCTTCTGTAGCTAGTCTTGTAAAATCATCAGCCCAGCAATAGGGAAAATATGAGGCGGTCGCGCTATCGTTCAGATAAAACGCTCTACTAAATTCAGCTTCTAGCCATTGTTTAGCTGTGCGCAAGCCCCACATCTTCTTTATTTCGCAGAAGATTTTATTTAATCCAAACAGTTTATCTTCGCTCTTACCTTTCTCCGTCATAAAGCTTCGGATGTCTTTGTGGTTGGCGTTAGCGTTTGGGTCAATACTTGCATCTGCTAAAGTATCTTTGTCAACGAAGTTGTCAATGAATTCCGAAAAGTCGAGCTGGCTTGGGTGAATACCGTTGATATACTCAAAGTCTTCGCCGTACTTTTTCTTAAGTTCGTCAAGGAAACGTTCAAAGTCTCTAGATAAGTTCAATTGTATTTCCATGTATTATTGTCCCCCAACCCAGATGCACGCATCTCTGAAACTCATTAACGTTCCATTAACAAGAAGCATCGGGACTTCTGTAATGTCTAAAGCAATCATTTTATCTACCGATTTCTCGATGTCATATTCGATACCCTTTTCTTCCAATTTTTTTGTAAGCACCTTGCACTTTGGGCAATCGGTCGAATACAAGATAATTTTTTCCATACTGCTTAATCCACCTGAATCTTTCTATCGTTACTGCTTTCTGGAGTGCAGCAGGCCACGACGCCGCCCTCCAGGATGAATGTTCTTGCCTTGTCACTGACCATCGCCCAGCATTTCTGATCTCTGTTTGTCAGCGGCTTCATTGATGTCAGCTTCCAAGGGAGGTTCGGAGGCTGTTTAGTCCTGAACCCCATGAGGTAATTGTATTTATGCATCTCTGCCCTGTTGCCGCGTTTTGTGGTACGCTGCGCCGTAATGTGGTAGCCAGCCACTGCAGAGATTTCTTCAATCATTTGATGAATCGAATCATCAATTGTAATCAGATAAGTTCTTCGCTCTTCTTGGTGGAGAACTGCGTATACGCCAAGGAACAAATATCTGATGTCATCATCGTTCAGCATTCGCCAGCATTTGGCTTTCATGAACACATCTGGAGCAACGCGCTTATTGAATACAACAACGTAGTTATATCCATTGAGGTAATCCTCCTTAACAACGCATTGCGCCTTTTTGAAGATATCCAGATATTTATCCAGATCAGGATCAAGATGAATGGATGTCTTATGAGTGTTGTCGGTGCCGCTGCATATCGCGATGCCGTAAGTGAACATCTCACAGTTTCTGATTGTCATCTGTTCCGCATCGAGGACAGGGGTGTTATCCTGCAGGATTTCAAGCGTGTCCCCTTTCTGGATGTCATCTGTGATCTCGCCATCTGATAACGGCCAAGGCATATAATCGGTGCAGTTGATTACTTTCGGACTGCGGTTCGACACAAACTCGGCCTTGCTGACCGGCAGGATGTTCAGGTATTTAACAGTTGCTTCCTGAAAGCCTCCATTGTTTGTGAGAACTTTCACAATCTGTCCATCAAAGCAATCCTTGAATGCAACTAATCCTTTGTCAGTTACGAACCGTACTGTTGAGGCGAATCCCTGGTCGTTAAAGATTGGCATCTTTTGCTGCCTCCGCCAGCAGACTGTTCACATAGTCTTTGATGTTGAACTGTCCATTGTAATCACGGTCGTCCAGTATAATACAGTGATCGGTAAACTCCTGCATTGCGGCGACAAGCTCGGAGAACGTCCCGTTATTCAGCACGTATACATCTGGTTCAACATCATCAAGAGCGGTTTCGGATTCATGCTTCTGCTGTTCTTCTGTCAGCCCGGTATTGGCGTCGGATCTGACAACCCTTAGATGAGTGACATCAAATCCTTTTTCTTTCAACACATCGATCTCATTTGGAAATCTGGTATCAGGGATTAATACATAATCCCATCTGTCGCCAAGCACTTCGAGAACCATGGCGACAAAATCTACCCAGAAGTTCGGATCATGCCATCTGAAGCCATATGTGCCTACCTCCTGAAGAAGAGTTCTGCCCTCTTCATCCTTCTTGCCGTTCCAGCCAAGGTACCTTTTACAGATAAACTTCAGCAGATCGGCGTAGTGGATGATCTGCACTCTGAAGCCATTCATCTCTAGCTCGTTCTCGATAATGTTTGCAACCGTGTCCTTGCCGTTCTTGGCGTGTCCTGATATTGCAATTACTTTCATTATTTGTTCCCTTCCTCCTTTGGGATGATTAGCTCCCTGGCTAACGGAAGCGTCTCAATCCATTTGCAGAAATATCGCCACTCTGGAAGTCTGTGGTTTTTTCTCTGCCTGTATATAGTCTTAAGCTGCCGATAGTTCGTGGTCATGCCAGCGGTTAGCTTAAAGCCAGCGGGGTTGCTGTATAACATGCGAAGATAGAGTTCTTTTTTCTGTTCAGGATCTTCGCACTGGTTGTACTCATTTACCATGCTCTTCATAATCACGATCATGCGCTCGTCCACGTATGGACTGTATGCTGTATCAAGATCGAATTTTGCGAGACGGTGCATGGTACTTTGCGAGCTTATGAAATTTATAAAAGTGTAGCGCTCGGCCTCCGTCCATGCCTTAACGGTGAACGTCAGATCGAACTGTACGATTACACCGGTAAGCCACTGGTCGTGACCGCTCCCGGGAATGGACTGAGCCAGGCTGGCGATTCCAGGAGTGAGCTCTTCGGTAGCTTTCGAGGAATCGGCCAGCATTGGCAGTTTCGCCCTTCTGATGCTGTCATTCAGACCGTAGACGGTGGCGTTAGTTACTAACGGTGTACCGTCATAGTTGTCGAAATTCAGCACATTCAGGAAGTCCATTATTCACCATCCGTTTCTGACGGAGTTGTTTCGTCTGCTGGTTCTGTAGAAGGAGTTTCTGCAGGTGTCTCATCGGCAGGCGTTGTTTCTTCTGTGAAAGAAACATATGTATATGTGCCAATAATCGGCTGAAGCGGCACTGTTGCTTTGTACATTTTGAGCACAGCTTCGTACTCGCTTGTCTGATCGTCAACTTCAAATGAATCGCACAGTGCAATGCTGTGCACCTGTTTGCCTGTCTTGGTCTGTGCCAGACAGAGCTGTCCGTAACCTACTGTCTTGCCTGCCGGCACCTCGAACAGATACGGTCCGGCATTGTTTAAGTGATTGACTGCTACTACATTTTTTGTTGCCATATTTATTCCTCCTTTATGCTTAGCAGAAAAGTGCTACCAGAGTGATACCTTCCTTACGGTGATCCCACTCGAACATCTCATACATTTCAGCGACATCGCGCAGCTGATGCACTTCATATTCTCTGGATAAATAATCAGGATATGCGAAGTACATGAAGTCTGCCGCGCTTCTCTCCCATCCGTAGGATGCATCATCTTCATCGTCATCCTCGGATGATTTCTTTACATGCGGTATAGAAATTTCGGTTTGCAATTTTGCGGCATAGGCTTCTGGGGACAGCTTCTCATAAAAGATGTCGTCCGTTGATGCGCCATTGTGGTAAGCCTCCACATCGTTAATGAGAAAGTACCCCGTTTTGATAAAATCACCACTCCCTAACTGAGACAGCGGAAGATATCTAAGTTTCTCTAACTGTTCGTTGTCTTCGTAATCTTTATAAGTAAACTCTTTCCGCAGTTCGTCCGTAATCATTTCATCCGGCACATAGTAGAAATCTTCGTACAGGTCGCTCATGAACGATCTGGTTTTGGATATAACCGGATGGAGTTTGCCGTTACAGTCGTAGATACCGAGAGGACGGATCTTTTGATCCTTGTCCATCCATCCTATGTAGTAAAAATGATACTCTGCCATACTTATCTCCTTCTGAGCCTACGCTCTACCACAGAATTTCTTGTCGGTCTGCTTATGGAGTCGTCACAAAGCACGATGTCATAGCGCATGCTTGGCGCACTTTCTGACGGCTGCAGGATGTCAATGAAGCATCCGTTTTTAAACGTAATTCGGAACATTGACGGACTTGCCGAAGTTAATTTAAATTTGCTGTCAAGATGAGATTCAAGCACATTTCTGACCGCATCAACCCACCGGTTAGCTTCATGGACACCAGATACGAAGATGCCTATGCTGTCCGCATCAGACAGCACCATGCTGCGCAAGAGGTCAAACAATCTCTCATCTTTTTTCTTTTCTGTGAATTTGTTGTAATACTGAATCATTTAATTCTCCTATAAGCTGGTGTGCTGGACACAGCGGAGGATTTTAGAGAACGCTGCCTCCGCATCCTCCTTTGTGTCATACTCGCCAGCGATGATGCCTTCGCACTGAAGCATCCACTTATGATCATGGATCTGTGTCAGCTTGACATCTGATACTCTGTCAAGATTGAAGAGACGGCTTTTGTCCTGAGATAAAATAAACATTTTATTCACCTTCTCTAGCCATTGCGGCACCTGATTTTTCAAATGCTGTCCTCAATTCTTCGGCAGAAATATCATATTGCTCACCGACGGTAACCATAACATCGGCTACACGTTCCGCATCTGCTGCTTCCGTTTCGAAGCCTTTGATATCTGACGCTTTAGCAAGCAGTCCAGATACGTTGTAATAGGAGAATTCGGATTTTGGAAACGATCTGGAGAAGCTGTCAATGTCACTTCGGAGGACAAAACTGTCACTTTCATCAAGTATCTGCACAACATGCGGATACGTCGCTGCGACAACACCGTCAGTCTTGCTGTATACTGCCACTATCATCCTGCTCAGCCTCCCATGCAATGATCATTCGCTTGATAACCTTTGCCATGTTAGGCATGCCGCGGTCAATCAGATCCTCAGCGTAGTCATCAAGCCATTCAATCGGAATCATATTCTTCTCGTTCATCTTCAATCTCCCCTTTAATTTTTCTCCTGAACTGTTTTCTGTTTCTCACCTTGTCAAAGTGCCAGCGTTTTCTGTTGTTCTGCACCCAGCACGCATACTTTCTGTCAAACTTGTCTTCGTGCGTGACCTTCTTGTGTATATTGCCTTTTGAAAGTGCCATATTCTTGTCTAGCTTTCATGGCCTTCTAATACAAGTACGGCCTTTCCTATATACTCAATCGCGTTCTCGGATTGCAGTACATATATAAATGCGGTGCCCTGCTGCGGGACTGGTACGCCGACCATATACCGGACGTCATCGTCAAAATATTTGATTTCATCGATGACTCCAAGGCATCCGCGCCATTTGTGGTTTTCGTTGAACTGTACCACCTCGCCCAGTTTGAACATATCAGTCTTCCTCTCCTTCGTATAATTGCTCCGCAACACCATCTATGGCATGCTGTGCTCGATGTTGATTGTTACCTTTGTGCCATCTGCGCCACTCAGCACCGCGTATGGCTTAAACCCGCCGTAGATTCTTATA